CAGACGAACCAGAGGCATCCACGTTTACGGTTACGTTAGCCCCACCGAAACTTCCTGATGGCGCAATGCTGCCGGTACGTCCAGGCGTGAACAGCTCAGGGCCACGCTCGCCAACCATGTAAGAGCGACCACCCTGAACAGTGCCGCCAGAGGCCTTGCCACCGCCAAACAACTTGCCAAGGAACCCGCCAGTTTGACCAAGGGCACCAAAGGCTTGATTGATGCCCAAAGTGAGGAACTGCCTTCCAAGCTGCTTGACAATATCTAAGGCAGCCTCGCCAAGTGATTTAGTCCCTTCTATTGCTCCAATAATTGCATCCGTCACGTTGTCCTTGATCGCATCGCCTAGCTTTTTGTATTTGTCGGCGAGTTCATCGGCGGCTTTCTTGGCATCCTCGTCTAGCTTCTTCTGCCTGCGTTTTTCTTCAGTAATGTCATAGTTTTCTTGCAACAAATCTTGCAACTGTTTTACCCTTTCAGGGTCCAGAAGTTTAAACTTTTCGGCAATGTCTGCTTTAGCAAAGTCAAGCTCAAGCAGCTTTCGCCCAGCGTCAGTTGCTTCGGAGTCAAGCTGATTTCTTCGGGTTAGCTGCTGGACTAAAGCCGCCGCCGCTTCTTTCTGCTTATCAAGCTCTGATTTTTTCTCAGTCTTTGTCTTGGGTTTAGTTTTTGTAAGAGCACCGTTTGTTTGTTGGATTGCATTTACTGCAGGCGCTTGCGTATCAATCTTGGGTGCTGCCACGCCAGACCCGGCATCAATCAAACCCATGATCATTTGTTTTCCGCCGCCCAAAACTCTGTCAATCAGGCCTTTTGCAAAATCAGGCAACATGTCATAGAGCCGACCCAGCAATCTCGGGATCTGCATAATCAATCCGCCGATGCCTTCAATAATTGCTGTTCTTAAGCCTTCAGTTGCCCTGACAACAAAGCCGATCGCGCCACCGATAACTTGGCCTATGGCTTTGCCAACCCCAACCGCAACACGAGAAATCGTTTCTAAAACTCCTAAAAACCCTTGGAATCCTTGCTCAAGCTCAAAGGCAACGTTAACGCCTTGAATGCCAAGAGCATCGCTAATTGCTGATCCAATCTCTCCAACAATGGCAAAGATTGCCCTAAACGGTGCCACAGCTAATTTCACAGCAGCGGCTAAAACTTCAACAGTTACGGCAGCAACTTTGAACGTTTCTTTGATTACTGCACCTAATTCAGACTGATCCGAAAAAAGATTTTGGAAGGCTGTTGTCAGTCGCTTGAGTTGTCCGTCAATCGTATCGGATGCAGTAAACGCAGCTTTTGCCGCAGCTCCCTGAGCGTTCTTTTGATTCTCTAGCAGCTTGTTGAACTTCTCTGTGTCGTTAAGCAGCGCCAAAATTGACGGCCCGGCTTCTGTGCCAAACGCCTTAATAACAGTTCCAGCGTCTGCCCCTGATTTCTTGATCTTCTCAAGGGTTCCAGCCAGGCCATCGCTCTTAAGCGTTGAAGCATTGATCTGGACGCCAAAGGCCTCGAACTCTTTGCCGACCTTGCCCGCAGCAACCTGAGCAAAAGCAGTCTTGAGGGCCGTAAACGTAACCTCTGCGCCTTGGCCGCCTGCTGTGATCTGAGCGACGGCAGCGTTCACCTCTTCAAGCGGGACACCTAGAGCAGCCGCAACGGGCGCAACCTTGGCGATGTTTGCCGCATATTCACCGATGACAATCTTGCCGTCGTTTTGAGTCTGAATGAACCCATCGACAAGTTTTGAGGCCTTGTCAGCTTCTAACCCGTAAGCGTTAAGGACAGAGGTCGTGGCATCTCCGACAGTGTTGATGTCACTGAATCCACCTGTCGCGCCTTGGCTAGCGGCCTTGAGAATCTTGGAGGCGTCCGCTGCATTGTTAAAGCCAGCAGATGCAACGTCATAAGCTGCAGCCGTCAAATCCAAAACACTGGCTTGACCTGATAGCTCACGGCTTACCCCCTGCAATCGGCCCCGCAGTTCATCACTGTTAACACCTAGGGATCGAACCTTCGCCTCTGCGAAATCCTGTTGTCTAAGGACGTTAAAAACTTGGCCAAGGCTTGCAGCGGCAGCTACAACTGCGGTGATCGGGCCAAGAGCTGCGCTTAAAGCTGCACCTAAACCACGCGCACCAACAGCAGCTGCCTGGGCTCCGCTACCAAACGCCTTAAATCCAGTGCCTGCTGCCCGTGTTGTTCCGCCAGCATTTTTAACCGCAACCTCAAGCCCCTGCACCTTTTTGGTCAGGTGCGCAATCTTGGCATTGGCGTCTAAGGTTTCAACCTTAAACCTGAGGACGGATTCAGCCACAAGCCACCCGGCGATAAGTCAATGTTACCGCCGTCTGTGCTTAGCGCGCTCCATCTCTTTTTCTTGCTCTTCGTTCTTCAACGAATAAAACGCAGCGAAATGAACAAGCTCCGCGTCGGTCAGTTCCGTGCGGAGCCTGCTTACTGTCATGCCTAGTTCGCAGGCCAAGAAGAACTCAAAATAAGTCCACTTGTCCTGCTTCAGTCGTTTTTTGCGTCGTCAATGTCGCCGCTGTCGTCTGCCAAGCCAAACAAGAACAGCTCAATGTCATTCAGCACAGACTCGGGCAGCTGACGCTGGAGCTTGTTTGCATCAGCAGCAGCGAAGGCCTTTGTGCCATCCTCAAGCTCTGCAATCTGACAGAGCATCTGCGTGCTGATGTCTAGTGCCTCTTCACTTCCAGCGAGGGCAGCGGCTTTTTTGCGATCGGCGCGGGTGATGGGCTTGAAGTAAAGATCGATGATCTTTTTGCCTTCCGCGTTCTTCAGTTCAAACTTACGACGCTGGTTGAGGTCAAACGCCCCAACCAGCAGATCAACGGTTCGATTTTGTGCAGGCATTTAGGCGACACTTTTGCCGCTTAAACTATAGCCTCATCACTCAAGGTTGCCGGTGATGGTACCGCTGGTGATGAAGTTGCAGGTCACGATGTCAATTTCACCAACAGTGGAAGTGATTTCCATGTCAGTGATGATTCCGGCAAAGCTCACAGAATCGGTGCCTGAAGTCGTGCCAGTTGTGAACAGTTCAAACGTGGCGTCTGCAGTGTCTGCAGTCGTCAGAACGTCTTCGAGGAAACCAGCTTGGCCGGTGGCGTCAGGGTCATAGACCAGCTCAACAGTGCCGGAACCGCTGATCATGCTGCCAACAAAGCTGCGGAAGGTGTCGCCATGCTTGGAGACATCCAGAGTTTCTTTGGTGGTTGAAAGGCTCCAGCTGCGGGTGCCAACGATTGTGGCGTTGCTTGAGCCAGCGGCGTCAAATTGGACTGCGCCTTGTTCTCCGCGAAGGACGGCCATGGTCAGAGTTCCTCGATAAATTCAAAGGTCACACGGACCTGTGTTTGGAAGTAACCCTCGGGACTTGGCGAAGCCAAAGCCTCTGGGCCAGAAGGAGCGTCGAAGTAGACCCCCGACACGATAACTCGATTATACAAATCCCGAATGCGTTTACCAATGACAAGGTTGGCTCCAGGGCCTACGCCTTTGGCGGAAAATATGTTCATCACGACAAGGCCGACAATCCGGTTTTGAGAGTCAGTTGTCAGGCCTTGGCCTAGATATTCGTTGGCCCCGAAAGTTGTCAGGCACTGCACCCATGAGCTGTTCGGCGTTGGCTCATACGCCATGTTGTGGAAGACAACAGGGATGGCCGGACTGTTAGCAAGCTCAGTGGCAAGCCTGCCTTCGATCGTGGCCCTGATGGAGTTGAGATCAGCAGCAGCCATGCGTTACCTGTTCGCAATCTTGTTGTACTCGCGCTTTACCCATGACTCAAGCTCTTTGGCGATGAGATCAGGAAAGCCGGGAACCGTGTTTTGCCGCGTCCTGTATTCGCCCTTCCAAGATGGCGGCAGGTTCGTTCCGTAGATCACCGGCTCAGCGTATTCAACGTTGTTGATTACTTCGCCTTTCGCAGGATCAGACTGCCAAGCGTTTCGCAGTCGGCCCCCACCTTTAGGCTCGCCTTCGTAGACAACGCGGACAGGCGTTTTTTCTTTTAAGCGCTTCTCGGCCTCAAGCGTCGTGGCCGCAACCAAGATCCGCAGGCTCTCGCGGTAGTAGTCACCGATTTGGTCTAGCGGGATCTCGCGTGCCATCGTTATGCCCTCAGGATCAGCTCATGAATGATCGCAGTACCGTCCTGTTCCGTCGTCTCCACACGGATGATCTGATGAACAACGCTGCTAATAACGACGCGATCCTTCGTCTCAGGCGCGGTGGCAAGGTCATCAGCGGCAACCGTTAGACGCTTGTCCCCAGCCTGCACTAGCTCGTTCACCTCGCGCAGGTTCACATCCTCAAGGATGCCGGGCACCGTGGTGTCATCCTCTGTTTCAGCGATAGTGCCGTCTGAAGTGTCATAAGCACCGGCAGTGACAATCCGCACGGTCACATCACCGCCGAACTGCTTCAGCACATTGCTTGCAACCCTCGCTAGCGAATCAGCAAGTGCCATCAGAGGCGATAGGCAAGGCAAGCACCGCTGGTCAGCGTGATGCTTGTAATGATTCCGCAGATGTAGGTGTCAGCCACAAAGGTCTCACCGGCAAGGGTGTTACCGGTTGCGTTCTGCACAGTGATCGCATCAATCACCGTGTCTTCCTTGAAATAAATTTTGCTGAACCTGCCGGTGTGAGCAGCAGTGTCAGAAACAAACTCGAAGCCGCCTGAGAGATCTGCGTACATGGTCAGCTCCGTTTGATAGCGATGTTGCCTGGTCCACTAATTCTAAGACCCGTCAAGTACCTTTCAAACATCGGCGGGACGTGATCAGCGCCAACAGCGCCGGACTTATCAGGCGTGACATCAAGGCTGCCGATCTTCACGTTCTTGAAGTCGTTCAGGCCGCTCAAGCTGATCCCGTCCGTGTTGTTCTTCAGGTAGACAGCAAGCTCAATCTGAGCCCGCTTGATCTGATCCGGGATCTCTTCGTCGGTGAAGTAATCCTCAGAGATACGAAACGGAAACCCGGTTGCGTAAGTGTTGACGTAGGTGTCTGGCTTGCGAACGCCCGTTCGAGGCCATTGCAGTGCCTGGGTATCTGTTGCCCTTGCCCCTAGAAATCGCTCGCGGTCTAGGCGCTGTGCTGCCGCAGCAAGAGCCCGATTGCGATTGTCATCAGTGCCGGTGTCCCACTTGCTGACATCCGTGCTGTTGATCATCGCCTCGACGAAGGCATCAGCTTCCGCCAGGGTTATGTAGCTGTTGGCGTCTGCTCCGCCCGCTGTTGCGTCGATTGTTACGGCCATCGGGCGTCACAGTAGAAGTCTTTTTGGTCGGCTTTTTAGGAGCGGAGGCCGCCGCTTGTGCAGCAGCCTCACGTTCCTTCATCCGCCTAAAGGCGAAAAGACCCATCAGGAGCTAGCGCCCTTCAGAGCCACGAAGCTCAGCACAATGGCTTCGCTGGCAGTAGAGCCAACGTTGGCCACGGTGATCGCGAACGAGCCGTCAGCAATGCTGTTGGCTTGGACGAGATAAGAGCCGGCAGTACCGGCAGAGCTGTGGTTGACCACCACCACGTCAGTGGCAGCAATCTTGTCGTTGTTGACCGTGAAAGTCACCTCAGCAGCGCCAGCAAGCTCAGCGCCGTTCATGGTGATCTGGCCGGACTCTGTGTTGAGAGTCACGGCAGTGGACTTGTTGGTGGCCTGGGTCACAGTGCCACCGCCGGTCGGGCCAATCAGAGAGCCCGCTGTTGCCTCAAAAATGGATGCCATGGTTAGTTACCTCCTCAGTCGAGTGCGCTGGTGGTGGTAATCCGCACGATGCCAATGTTGTTGGTTTCGTACACCTTGGTCCAGTTGCCCACGGTTTCCAGTTGTGCCCGCGTGGGGTTGGAAACGGAAGTGGAGAACGAAGAACCGATCGGGTGGTACACATAGTGCAGATCGATCGACATGGCATCGCTCTTAGCGAGGATGTCACGGTCGGTCTCGGTTTGGAGGCCGAGTTGCTGGCCAGATCCGATGGCGCCCTGCGTGAACATGTAGGAAACATATTCGGTGGTGGCACCAGAGCCAGCAGTCTGCACATCAGCAGACACGATCACGCGCATTCCCATGAAGGTGGGAATGGCAACGTCACCGAAAGCGTTAGCCAACGAACCTTGGGTTGCGCTGGAGTCAGGCTGACCGTTGTTGTCATACACAAAATCAAGTGCACGGCGCTCCTTCAGGTCGTAATAGACCTTGGGGTGAACGCAGATTGCAGCCAGCTTGTCGCCTTGATCGCCCAGCAGGGATTGACCTTCGACGATCTGGCGGGCAGTCAGTTGGGTGGGGGTGTCGCCAGACGCGCCATCAACAGCCAAGGCTGCGAAAGAAGCGGAGCTGGTGTCACCAACAGCGCCAAAGATGCCAGCCAGGCAGGACAGCAGATCCTTCTGACGCTGGTTGGCGATGTAATCAGCAATCTTGTTGCCGATAGCAGCCATCGGGTCAGAACCGGCAGCCAAAGCAGCCAAGTCGCGTGACTCGAAAGCACGACCACGGTGCAGAACGACGCCGACTTGCTTGTCAGCTTCGATCTTGCCGGGAGTCAGAGAAGAGCTATCCGTCAGACGCTCAAAGTCGCCTGACAGGTTTGCTTTATAGAAGGGGACCTGCACGTAGTCTCCCCCGTCTTCTGAGGCATTCAGTTCCGCCATCGGCTGAACCACACCGCTAGCCAAAAAGGCATCACGCTGAGTTGTCTGCTCAAGGATGTACGGCGTAAATACCTCAGGAATGATGATGTCAGAGCGAAGAGTCGCCATGACAAAACCTCCTTGAAATGATGTTTACGGTGTGGGCGTAACCCGATTGGCTCTGCGTAGCTTTGCCTTGCCCAACATATTAACGGTTAGCAGCAGCTTTCAACCTCTCGTACATATCCCGATCCGTGCGATAAAGCCGCGACTGTTCTGTGAGGTTGTAGGACTCTTTGGCGAAAGGATTCTTTGTGCCCGGTGGGATGTCACCACCTGTGCTGCGTCCTGAAGGCGCACCGCTGCCAACTGGCTTGGGTGCTTTCTGCATATAGCTGGGCAAAGTTTTGGCCCACTCGCCAATCGGCTTGCGCTCATAGCCATTGACGACAACAACCGTGCCATCAGATTCGCGCTCAATTTGGTCCGGCTTCAGCAAGTCCGCTTTGAATACGATGCTCGGATCATGCACAACATCGGCCAATGCTGTGTTCGCAGGTGCAATCAGCTCTAGCTCGCGGACTCGTGCTTCAAGCTCAGCAATCCGCTTGTCCTTGGCTTCAGCCGCCTCCCGAAACTGCTGCTCAAGAGCCTGACGCGCCTCGGTGTACTTGCCTTCTGATTCGAGTTTGTTCTGCTCAACGTTCCGTTTGAAGTCAAGCAGTTCCTGAACATCAACGCCGTCAGGGATTGTTTTTGCTTCTTTGAGCTTGCCGATCAGCTCGTAATTCTTTTTCTCTAACGCTTGGATGCTGTTCTTGAGTGCATCAAGCTCGGCATTGTTTGGAGCTGCGGGAGACGTAATCTCCAGATTTTGCTCTTCAGACATGAATAACCCGTAAGGTTGTTTTCAGCTCCACTTTACTTTGTCCGCCCAAAATGCGGCAGATGTCTTGCCCTTCGCGATGTTTTTCGCGTGGCGCTTCTTAAATGCAGCCCGCTTAGCTTTGTCCGCAGCACTCTCACCTTTGCGCGGACGTTTCGTGTCAGCACCCTGCGCGCCGAACCTAATGAGCCTCGGTTTGCCGTCTTCCTTAATGACGACAGCGTGAGACTTGCCGCTCGGATGGTTCGGCGTACGAATGGGCTGGTCAAATCCCGCAAACGTATGGCCACCGCGTTTGATGCTCATTTGCCTTTCCTGCTCATAGCCAAACGGTGCGCCTTAGTGAAGCTCATGCCCTCACGCATCTTGCGCTTCATAAAGTCCATGTGCGCCTTGGTGTGCCCGTGCGCCTCTTGGTGCCGCTTCAAAGCGTTCTTTTGGCGGGTTGTCAGCTTCATCGCTTTTTGTTGTAGCGGGCATAGATCGCAGCATCAGCCGTGCGCGCCTTGTCGCCCCGCATATAACTGTTAACCCGACCCATGGCCCAAGCTGCCATCGGCACGTTCCGCGATCCGCTGGACAGGTAAGCGCCCTGACCTTTGCGGTAGACCTCCGCCAGCTCGCCGTAAAAGAACTTGGACTTCTCAGCCTTTTCTTTTAGAGACTTTTTTGTTGCGGCGCTTAGTGGTTTTCTTTTTGGTGCCACCTTGCTCGGTCCTCGATGCGGAAACAGCTTTGATGTCGATGAACTCACCAGCCTTGTAGGCCTCGGCGGTTCGTTTGATCTCGCGGGCCTTGGCAGAGCGGTTCCGCGCACCTGAAAGGTACTTCTTAGGCAGGCCGGTGGCCTTGTCCTTCGGAACTCGCCGCAGCTTCCGTGCCATTACTTCTTCTTGCCGCCCTTCTTCTTCTTTTTCTTGGGCTTACCCATCCCGTAATGTCCAGGCATCAGTCAGCCTCCGAAGGTGCTTCCTTTTTAGCGGACTTTTTCTTGGCCGTCGCTTTGGGCTTGGCCTCGGCGCCTTGCGCCTTGAATTGGTACTTAGCAGGAAGAGTCATAAGGGATAACGACGCTTGAGCTGTTCCAAGGTTAGCTCTGAGCCATCGCGGGCCACAAACTTGCGGATGGCAACTGTCGGGCCAAACTTCTCAGTCAGTCGGTTGAAGTACGGGACCTTCGATGCACCAAGCACGTCGGCTTTGACTTCTTTGGGCTGCTTATCCAGCCACTCGCCATAAGTCTGATTGCTAGGCACAGTGTCACCACGTCTTGCACGGGATGGGCCAAAGGCAGTGTTAGGCCTGCGCAGTTCTGTCTGTGGTGGCCGCGAGATTCCCAGGCCGCTGTAATCAATGATCGGCACAGTGGTTGACCGGCAGTTGAAATGTTGCGGCGGTGTCGGCCCCTTTCCATAAGCAAACTCACGCCCGTCCAAGGAACGACAGATCGGTGATGTCCTGCTGTCCAATGTCGCGACGTAGCGGTAACGCTTGGTCACGTCTTGGTTGGCCTTGTAAACCTGCTGGCTGGTTTCGTTGGCCACCTGATTGATGCTCGTCCGGATCAACGCCATCACCTGATTGTTGGCAACAGCAGTAACTTCGCCACCCGCCTGCGCAATCTGCCGCAAGCTGCCTGGCTGCCCAAAACGCAAACGACCTTTGAGCCGTCGCGCAATCTTGTCCGTTGACTCACCAGTTAACAGGCCATTGCGCACCGTCTTGGCGAACAGGTCGGCCTGCGACTCGGCCAGGCCTCTGAACGACTTCTCCAGCACCTTGCCGTTCGGCAGCGTCACGGTTGTGCCCTGAGCAGCCGTCAGGCTGAACGTCTGCGGTGCGCCAGTGACAGCAGCCTGCAGGTCATCGCTAAGTGACACCACGTTGATTTCGGTCGGGTCAATGGTTGCCACTGACTGCGCAAACTGCGGGCTGATCTGAATGCTGCGGATCTGCTCCCGCAGCTCAATCGGCAAAGCCTGCCGCAGCTCGTTGGCGACAAACTCCCCCTGCAGTTCCGCCAAGCCCTGCAGATCGTCAACCACTGAGAGCGTGCTGGCCCCTGCCCAGCCATCCAACGATTCTTTTAGTTGCGCGAGGATCGCCCGAAGCCGTGCAGCTTTTGCAGGCGCAGCAAGCTCATCAATGCCACGAAGCTGATCAACAGCGTCCAAAACAAGATCGTTGTATGTAACAGCAATGCGCTTGGCAACGCCGTTGCTAAATCGATTGAGATCGATGGCATTGCGGTACAGCTCCGATGGCGTGCTCATGAGTCATAAATTCCCAGATATTGCGGGTCATCAATACAGGCCACCGACACGTCACAGCCAGCACGCAGCGCGTTACCGACAAGATCAGAAAACTCGGCGATGACATCTTGGTCATACAGGCCGATTGATGTTTCCGACACGCCGGAGATCTTGCCGTGCAAATACCAAGTAACCCGAATCACCGCGTAGGTCTGTTCTGTCAGCTCTTGCTTTGAGAAGAACAGCAGCCGGTTGATCGGCTCTTCCGGCTTGCGCTTGCGCAGATTATCCAGCCAACTCATCTTCTGCCTCCGGCTCTGCTTCTGGCATTGTGCCTTCTGTTTCAGGGGCAGGCTCGGGCTCAGGCTGCTCCATCTCGATCAGGCCGCCGGTCTGTGTGGCTTCGATCTCCTCTTCTACGTCGAACTCATCGCCCAGTACCTCACCGGCAGACAGCTGATTGAGCAGTGTTTCCTGTGTGATCGTGCCTGCGGTGTAGAGCTGCAGCAGTGATTGGATCTCCTGCGGTTCAAGGCGCTGGCCGAGGAAGTCGCGGTTGATGAAGCTGCTGCCCGCTTGCGGCTGCTCCATGTACTGCGCATGAAACTTGAGGCAGTTATCAACCAGATCCTGCATCTGCTGAGCGATCACCATCATGGTGCTGTCGCCTTGGCTGCGATCGATGCGCTTGGCCTCTGCTGTCTCTGCGCTGAGCTTTTGACCCAGCACAGCGGCCAGGCCTAGCTCGTTGATCTGACTGGCAATCTGGTCAAGGCGCTGAAACTGTGCGTTGTAGCTGTTGCCGGATGGCTCGATGTACTGCGCCGAGGCACCTTCAGGCAGCGCCATCGCTTCCCCGGGACCTGCGCTGATCTCTTCTGCTGACTGCGGGAACCCATAGATGGCCAGCATCGGCACGGCGCTGATGTGCAGCTGATTGTCGAGATCAGATTGCACCTGATAGGCCTTCAGGTTCAGCTCGGCGATGTCTGCCAGTGGTGGTCGAGACTCAAGGACACCGACGCGGTTGGAGTAGGCAACAGCAAACGGAATCTCGCTAAGGCTGGTACTGCCCTCATCGATCAGCACAAAATCGCCTTTCTTGTCCTTCTGGTGAATCTCAAAAGCGCCAGGTGTTAACACCCGTACCTGCTGCACCTGCTTCTCGCCGTAGAGGCCATCGGGCACGGTGATAGTTTCCATCAAGCGCAGCTGGGTTAGCTGTTGCTTGCCGTCTTTGACCTCGCTCCGCCAGCCGAGGATGTCTCTTGGCGTCACGGCGACCCAGTAAGGCCTTCCGTTGTCGCCTGCCTTTGGCGCATCAACAAGAACACCGACGTGACCGTAACGGATGCACTTGCGGGCCGTTTCGTAGGTCCAGACGTTTAAATCATTGCCCTGCAGGTCAACATCAAAAAGCTGCTCAGTGACAACATCACTAACGTCTTCAAGCCGCACAGGCTTACGGGTCAACATCCCCGCCAACATCCGCTCCAGCCTGACGTAATAAGGCGCAAGCGTTGAACGCATCAGCCTGTTGTCATAAGCCTCGTCTAGTTCTCTTGGTTCTTGCGGAAGATATTTTCTGTGCCCTTTTCTGATTCCGTAAGTGCCCTGTAAAAGTGCTTCAATCAACAGCCAATGCGGCTCCATGTTGACGTAAGCCGTGTTCGGGCTTTCCACCGTCGTGACGTTGCCAACACGTTGGCGACCAGAAAAGCCTGAATACACAGCTA